GTCATCCACGAGGGGCTTCAATCTCAACGGAAGAGACACAGGCTTCAAGTCCTCCTCTGTAAGAGGCTGAACCTCCTTCATCCAATCAGAAACCTCTTCCTGCCCAAGAATCTTATTCAGCACACTCTTTACATTCCCCTCGAAGGTTCTCTTCATCAGATCTGTACGACCTATCTTCTTCAAGAACTCCGATAGAGGACTCTTCTTCGGACACTTCCAACAATGAAAAGTTGCCCCACCTTCCGGATTAAAAATGATGCCCCACTTCCCCTTCTTTCCACAAAAAGGGCACTCCATATCCTTGTTAGACATCCACCCCTGAGAACCAAAAGGTGTCAACACCAGTGCGTCAATTATTTTCTCTCTATCGTACCTCATGCGTCCGTCTTCTTTTTAGGAGCCAACTTCCGCTTTTTAAGAAGCGTTTCAAGCGAGTCTCCACCCTTCTCCGGAGCAGGGGCTTCGCTGCCCTCTGTTGGCTCTATACGCTCCGTTTTAACAATGGTTTCGGATCCATCAGGGCCAACCACCTTCGTTACCCACACACCAGGAGAAATCTCAACCTTTGTCTTCGTTCCAGTAGAATCAGAACCATCACGCTTCTTCGAGCGACGACTATTCAGGCTATCCAGGGCAGACATGTCAAGAATCTTTTCAACCTCCCGAGACTTCGCTATATCGTAAAAATATCCATTCTCGTAGTTAGTAGGGATCTGAATGATAATGCCATTATTCTGATAGTTCCTGAATTTATCTACATAAATCCTCAGGATGTGAGCCTTTGCCTCATCAATAGTGACATTTCCCGTAAACACAAACGAGAAGGGCTTCACCAGTGTACGGTCTCCCTCAGTATTCTCTCGTGTAATAAACCGAGTCGGATCATTCCAAACCTCAAACGGAACATTGCTCGTCTGAGTGGCCGTAACAATTGCCAGGTCGTACTTCGTAGCAATATCTTTCAACCTCTGGGCGCACTTCTGAAGACGATACTTTATAAAGTTCGGATCAAAGTCGATCTTCTTATTCTCTCCAGATATAACCAGATCAAGGGAGTCCAGCGTCACCAAGTCCGGATAATACCCATACTCCGTATAATAGTCCTCAATGACCTGAACGATCTGAGCCATAGACAACTCCATCAGTTCCTCAGATGCGTACACATCAATATCACTGTTGACCGTCTTGGCCCTCTTTATAATAGCCTCTATGCGTTTATAGGTGTCGTCAGAAAGTTCCCCACGCATAATCTTTGAATATGTCGTGTTGGCTATCATCTGATCGAACTTTATGACGGCCTCCTCTTCACCACCTTCACACTGGATATGAAGAACATGGTTGTGAGCGATCGAAGTATTGTACCACGCAACATACTTCAAGAATGTTGATTTACCCACACCACTCCTCATCACCATAAGAGTCGTATCCCCACGAGGACAGCCTCCATCGGTTATGTCATCAAGAGAGGTGATGCCGAAAGGCATCTTCTGACGGTGCGTTTCGTCCTCCGACTTAATCTGAACCGTCCCGACATTCTTATAGAAGTCACGATAGACACGATTGAACTTTCCCTTCTTTTCGGTAAAGCATATCTCATTGATCTCTCCAATACGCTTCCCCAACAACTCCATTGCCTCATCCTGACGGCCTTCGTTATAGACCTCTCCAGCCTCGTTATATGCAGCCACAAAGGACTGCCTCCGGATAAATGTCTCCAACTGCTTCACCATTGGTTCATACTCCGGAAGCGGAAGGGCCTTCACCTCGGAAATCTTCTTCTTTACATCTTCATTAGTAGGGAAAGTCATTTCCACAGTTCCATAGGTGGCCAGGGAGCCAGATTCCTTCATTGTATCCGAAAGAACCTTCAACATGGCTTTACAACCACCCAATTCACGAGGAAAGTTACTAAGATCAAGATTTTCGACCACGATTTCCGCAAACCCCTTGTTTGCAAACGCCAGCCGAAGCATCTCTTCCACGAAATTTGCTGACAATAAAGCGTCAACCTTTTTAGACATAATCCTTTCTAATTTTACTACACCAAATCAACCCTTACTTCCGCTGCTTCACGCAACTTATTAATCGCCATAAATGATGAAGAAACCGTATCATCGTGACCAGAAATGGATTCTAAAACCCCCTTGTCACTACGAAATGCAACGCTATTGAATTCTCCAAACATATGGTCGACTTTATCTTTCGTATCAGGGTGATAGGGGCACTTGATTACCCCACGCTCAAATAACGCTGCAAGCGAAGCCCATCCCGTCCTCAGATCCTTCTTATTTCCGGAAGTCGTTGTGAATGGACTAATGTTCCGTATTCCCATCTGAACACACATATCCGCCAAGATATTCTGGAACCCATTGTTCTCACACACTATCTCATTGGGCTTGAACATCTGATTCAACTGTGATATCTTCATTGTCTGCTCATTATGAGACAACCCCTTCTCACGATATATGTACAACAAATAATAGTTTCCCTGACTATCCTTCCCCCACACCGTATAACATGTATAGTCTGCACCCACATTACCCGATACCGCAAAGTCACAACCGATAACAACCTTCTGCAACTTTATAGGGAAAGACTCTATATTCTGTACCAACCTGATCCCCTCCATACCTATCGTGCTCCGACGCAGAATTTCCCAAGGGAAAATCGTACTGTCATCACTAATAGGAACAACAAGATACTCTCGAGAAAACACAAGGGTTCCAAGGGACTGCTTTTCCTCCATCAACTTCTGGAAGGTAAAACGATCAGGAGCCAACAAGCGTCCGTCTGGAAATATGGCCGGATACTCAAAAACCTTAAACTTCGGATCCTTCTTAAGATCCGCATACAAGTCATCCTGCTGATACGGTGTACCATCTACAATATTGTATCCATAAGGCTCAACAATAGGAGTGATTGCACCCTTAAACAAATCCCTTAACTTCTCTCTTTGCTCCAGAGAATAGATGCTGCTCTCATCGGGCAAGTCATCACTCACTGCTGCCCCCACATGGAGGCCTCGGATGAACCCATCCTTTCCTCGGAGGTGGAGTTTCGTACCGTTTTCACACTCAATGCTGGTTGCTGCCAGCGAAGCCTTCCCTCCTGGATTCAACTTCGCTGCGAGGGCTTCATTTACACGAATCTCCTCTACAACCTTATCAATGTGTTCCTTGCCGAGTTTTTCTGTATTGGTTATAATACAAGTCTCCTGACGGTTCTTATTATCAGGTGTATCGGGCTGCAAAAAGGACGGCCTCCTGTATCCGTATAGCCTCCAAAGAGGGAAGGCCATACAAAACTCGTAGGAATTATGAACCACAGTTCCATCCTCTAACTGAAACATATGATCCCCATCACACGCAAACCCATAGTAGGACTCCTCTCCGATAGGCTCCACAAATATATTCGTCTTTTCAATTAGAGGTCTATCTGCAGAGAAAATCTTATACCCTTGATAGTATCTTTTGTGGTCCGGAACAATCTTCAGATAGTCTTCCATAGACATCTCAACATATTTCTTCCGACGCTTATTCCACAGACACAAAATGTGGTAACGGTTCACAGAATATGGCATTCCATTTTCCTGATCAACTCTAAACATCTGAGCACGACCAATATGTCGAGTGAGAACCTTTCGAGGAGTAAAATCAACCCCCATCACCTCCATTCCTGGATAAATGTCCTCTACATTCTTGACCGTAAAATCGGCCATCAGTATCCTCGTTCCACGAGCAAAACACTTACCATGCGAACGAGCAGCAAGATAGGCACTATTCGGATACAACTGAACCATGTTCCCCCACTCAAGATTTCTCCAACCCTGACGGAAGTTTGGAAGCATGGTCGTCTTGAAGTAGTTATACGACTGGATCTTCAGCGTCTCGTCCATCGACTCCTCGAGTTGCTCTACATAGGATAGACGCTCTGTCTCCATTGTCTTATTCAGGTTCAGCACATTATTCGTCTGCCTGAATATCTCAGAAAGCAACCCATCAACATCCCCCTCATACGCAGCCATCAACTGATTCACTGCAACAGG